TCTCAGAAGTATTCAGAGACCGACGGCAGCACATACGACACTGACGGAGACGGACTGAAGGAAAGAGAGGATAGCAAGGGCGCTACAGATGGGCAAGTAGGAGGATCATCAGATGACGGATTCGGATCTTATGTGTTCAGAAACTACGTCTATGGCAATGGGGGCGGACAGCTTTACGGGTACGGTGGCGGCAGATACCAAGGTGAGTTCAGGGTAAATATGGATCAAAACAGAATCGAGCTCAAGAGCAACAACGACATTAGCGAGGTGGTCATCGAGTATGTAGCTGATGAAGCTAGATCGACAAACCCTCAAGTCCACGTTTATGCTCAAGAAGCCTTGATGTCTTACATGTACTACAAGATGATCGAGCGCAAGGCTGCCGTTCCAGCTAACGAGAAGGCTAGAGCTAGATCTGAGTACTACAACGAGAGAAGAAAAGCCAACGCTCGCATCAAGTCGTTCACCAAAGAGGAAGCCCTCAAGGTCATCAGAAAGAACTACAAGCAAGCTCCTAAGGGATGATAGAAAGTACTACTCCAAAGAAGTGGGTTTCGGATAAAGACGAGCGCCTGCTTGGTCCAGGCGAAATGATTTTCGCTCAGAACGTCATAGTCTCCGAGAGAGGTGGTGGCTCTGTAGGTGTCATCAAGACGATGAAGGGGACCACTAGCATCAACCCAGTTACAGCGGAGAGCGGAACTGACACCAGCGCTTGGGAGGTTTCAGGATCGGTTGCTGACAATCAGAGAAACTACCTCTACCTTTTCGTCAATGACGAAGCGTCGGGTGATAGCGGGAGAATTGTAAGGGTTGATGCAGAGAATTCAGAGTGGAAGACAGTTCTGTCTAATGGCATCTCCCTGAAGAGAGGTAACCACGTAGTTGGCACCGTCATCAACAAGGCCTTCCAGCAGGACGGTGTTGTTCAGACAGTTCTCTACTTCACAGACAATCACTATCAGCCATACAAGATAAATGTAGATAGAGCGCTCGCTGGTGATTACGACGACATCGACAATGATGAGTACCAGCGTTTTGCCATGCACACGATCAGAGCTGCGGCTTGGCAGATACCTAATGTTGGTTTTGAAACCGACGAGGACTTTAATGGCAACAACTTCAAAAGTGATGTCTTTCAGTTCGCTGTCCAATACATCTACAAGGATGGTGAGGAGTCTGCGCTTAGCGGATATTCAAAGCTGGCCGTATCCCCATACCTGTCTAACAAAGGAACTAGCCTGATAAGCAAAGGGGCGGATACTGGCAATGTTTGCGTGATAGGAAACTTGTGGGGTTCGCTGTTTAGCGACAGGTACGCTGACGTAACGAAGGTGAGGCTGCTTGCCCGAATAAGCAACAACGATCCCTTTTACGTTCTCGATGATTTCGATCCGAGAGCGAACAAGACAAGGTACGTTGGAGGAAACTCTACGGTTGTCTACGACTCCACTACATACGAGTATAAGTTCTACAACGATCAGTACTACACCACAGTATCCCAGACGACATCTCAGAAGATGTACGACAACGTCCCTCAGAAGGCAGAGGGCCAGGCGATTTCTGGAAACAGACTTATGTACTCCAACTACGAAGAAGGTTATCCGAATGTAGATCTAGGAGACGACATCACCTTCACGGTCACCTATGGAGAGGATACTACCGCTGGAGGTGTGTTTCACGTATCTGCAGCGGGAGCAGCTCAAAAAGCAATAAGAGTATCGGGAAGCTCTGTATCTGGAGAGACACCAGTCACTGCAGAAGGAGACCCCTTGAAAGGTGATGTTTTTGTGGATCTGACTTCATCTGGGTTTGTGTGGCCTGGGAGTAATAACGCGAGCTCAACTGTGCCCGCTGGCACTGTGACTCGTATAGGTTTTACATACCAGCCAAGAGCCGAATACCACAAAACAAGTACTGCGGGCGGCGGTGCTGGCATAACCCTCATTGAAGGAGCCTCTAATTCAGGCGGAGATACGTTTGACCTGAGGCTCGCATCTGTGTCTGGGGATAGCCTGAATACAGGCGTTAGCGCAACTTCTTTCACTGTAGATCAAGAATGTGTGTTCTTGCTTCAGTACACATCCGACACTGACGAGGATGTGGATGACATTGCAACCAATATGAGATCTCAGCTTTCTGATGAAAGCGTAGAAGAGACAATGAGGTTTACTCGTGTGGGGTCGGGGACTGTCGGAGGCGTTATTGAAAATTCTACCGCGACAAGCGGGTCCTGGTCGAACGGAAACTCAGTCAACTTTGACAACTGCACTCTTGACGTCACTTTCGGTTTTAACGACACTGATGTTTCTGGGAGTAATGATGGAGATTTTGTTATAGAGCCGTATGTGAAAAGAATCAAAGTTATTCAGCACGAGGTAAGCGGGTTGGTTCTTGACGATGCAACATACACTGATTATCCGACTATACAGGCCAATGTTGTGATCAACAACAACCAAATATCTTTTGGATCTCCTATAGACACGTATGTCAAAAACGGATCTCAGAGTGTATTCTCTGTAGCCCCAACAGACTCATCATCATTCAAGGCTGGGTCTTCTCACGATTTTGGAATTGTCTTCTTTGATCAGTGGGGTAGGTCTGGGTTTGTGAACGAGATAGGTTCTGCATACATCGACCAAACAGGAGAGAGGGCGGCAGGAACTGGAAAGGGATCCGCTCAACTAAGAATAAACTTCCCTCAGGGCTTAAACTCTGTTGTGCCTGACTGGGCCTACTCATGGGCTCCAGTGTACGGAGGGTCTCAGTTTTCTAATGTCCTGCAGTATACAACGGGTGGCGCGTACATCGTTAAAGAAACCTCAGGCACCTACGCCTCTATCGTGGCGGACAAAAGAATTTATGTGTCTCTGAACACACTGGTTCAACACAAAGAGAAAACATCATCCACTAGAGATTATTCCTTTACCAAAGGTGATATCTGCAGGGTGATAAGCTATAAGGATGCTGACACGGGAGTGAGAACTTTCCCGAGCACAAACGAAAGCGGAGGAGGCATTATAGAGTTTGAGGTTCTTGGGGTTGAGACGTTAACTGCTGGCAATGGAAACCCTATTGAAGGAGCCTCTTCTAACGATCAGACTGAAGGACAGTTCTTGGTTTTAAGGGCTCCAGAGATTGAGGGTGGCTTTAGAGTGGACACTACTGGAGACGGAAGCCCAGATGCCAACCTTAAGTACGAGGGGTTTGACTGGTTCTCAATGACGGGTGCTGCTTCTTATCCAGTAGACGTAAACCCTAACTCTGGAACCGCCACGAACTATTGGGGACAAGAGTGTGTCATAGAGCTTCTTACACCTAAGAAGTCTGCGGACACAAAAGTGTACTATGAGTTTGGAGTGCAGAAAAAACTGACAAACACCAGCAACCCTCTCGGAGCTAACTTAACACTGATCGATGGAGACGTCAGGCTAAGAACAGTCTCTTGCGTAACCCCAGAGTGGAACGGTGTAGATTCTTTCAACCAAGACGATCTTGAGGATTGGGTGTTTGTTCCGTTTGCACTAGAAGATCAATATCCTACCGAGATCTCAAGCGAGAAGGCATGGAACAGGGGTAGAGCTCATGTGAAGTTTGACAGAGCCGCAACAGTCAACAGATATAACAGCATCACGTACAGTGATCCTTACGCTGATGACACCGCGTTTCTTACGCTGTCTTCTTTCACGCCTGCCAACGCGAACTTCTTTGACTTACCGTCAGAGCACGGCGGTTGCAAGTTTATTGGTATGAGCGGTGACAACCTCATGGCTCTCCAGGAGAATAAAGTTTCAAGACTTAGCATAAACAAGAGTGTTATTGAAACGGGTACCCAGAGCGGACTCGTATCTCTGGCGGCCTCCCCTGTAAACAACCTCGTCTCCTACTCTGCAGATTTCGGAACTCAGAATCCAGAATCTGTTACCGTTAGGGACGGTGTCGTGTACTTCGCGGACGTAGAGAGATCCGCTCTTGTGAAGGTATCCCAACAAGGAATGACTGTAATGTCTGACACGGAGAACAAGTCGACATTCGATGACAGGTTTGACAACTCTACTTCTGTTGTGTCTGGGTTCGACCCAGAAGACGACATAGTGTTCTTTACATTTAACGCTTCAGGCGGCTCTAGGACCTTCGGGTGGGACGAGAAGAGTGGAGCTTGGACATCGGTCTATACGTTTATCCCTGAGGGCTACGCCACACTGAGAGGTAGGTTTTACGCTCTCGGATCTGGCGATTCTAGCACTGGCGCATTGGCTCACGAGTTTAACGACGAAGACAACTCTAACGTATTTATGGGGAGGTCTTCAGCTGACGTCTCGAAGGTGCATGTCATCTTCAATGACAATCCGAACAGGGTCAAGCACTACCAGAGCATCTCCATAGAAGGTGATAAGGCTTGGATTACGGTCATTAAAAGCAGTGAAGGCACTACATCTCCAAACCTTTCATTTGAAGAGAAGGAGGGTGTCCATTACGCTTACGTAGGCGCTGGCTCATCCACAAACTACAACAACGTATACGCAAATTCTGAGAAGTACCTCCCTATTGGAGAAGTGGAGTCTGTTGATTCAGGCACCAATACTGCTGTCATCAAGAACAGCCTCAGAGGTATGCATATACCTATCGGGTATAAGCTGGCTCAAAAAGGAGTAAGTGAGGACACCATATCGGATCTGGTTGGTATCACAATCTCGTCTGTTAACAGATCAGAAAAGAAGATTACATTTAACGGTGTGACTGGTATAGACGTAGGAGATAGGCTCTTCTGCTTCGCAGATGGAGGCATCACTGGAGATAAGATAAGAGGCAACTGGGCTAGAGCTGAACTCAGCTACACTCCTCAGGGTGCATCCTTTCCATCCGAGATAAGCGTAAACGAACTACATGCAATCAATGCCTACTACAAAGATTCTAAGGCGAATCACGCACTAGGCAATCAATAACTATATTTGTAAAATGCTGGAAGCACTACACACTCTCATATCAATCATCTTCAGGGAAGCAGACCCTAATCTTACCTACGCGTTTGAACCCGTGACCATGGGCCTCATGGCGGGTAGCGCTTTGCTTAAGGCTCTAACTGGTAAGATGCAGTCGGGGATGCAATCCGATGCGTTCCGCGATCAAGCTGAGGCTGATGCGCTGCGAGCGAAGACTTCAATAGGGGAGGCAGACAGAATGATTGAGGCGGCGGAGCGCCGCAGAGCAGACTATGGTTTGGGGCCGTCCTTCACAGACCTAAGAAGAATGGTCATGGAGGATCCCACCTCTGACTACTTAAGGAGGGAGGCGGCCAAGACTGAAGCGAAGAATCTTGACGCTCTAAAGTATGGAGGCGCTAGATCTCTTGCTGCGGGAACTCAATCCGCTACTCAGCAAACACTAGACAACCTGTCTAAGATTGCCGCAGATGAGCAAGCAAGGAAGGCTCAGGGTCTTGGCGTCGTAGGAGCTCAAGAGCAGCGAGTTGCAGAACAGAAGCTTGTGGATGCCAGAACAGACCTCACGCTCGGTAGAGGTATGCGTGCCGAGGGTTTGGCGCAGCAGTATGGATCGGAAGACATGATGAGGTTCGGAGATGTGCAGAAGAGAATGGGTAACCTTCAGTTCGGCAGTGACCTTATTGGGTCTGGAATTGACATCGCAATGCAGACTGATTGGGGTCAAGGCAAGGGTGCTGGAGGCGGACTCAAGAAACTTTTTGGAGGTGGTGGCGGAGGCAACATTGAGAAAGCCGCTGAGTTGTTTGGAACAGGGGGTACAGGGGGTACTTCAGGCGGAGGTGGTGTAGACCTTTTTAGTGGGGCAGACCCTTACGCCCAGATTGACATCTTCGGCAGGAAGGAAAACGGAGGGAGAGTGACAGCCTTCAAGGAAGGAGGGGAACTGATGAGAGACCAAGAAACTCCTGGGGAGTTCTCTCACAAAAACAACCCTATTGACATCATGCAAGACGGAGCTAAGATCGGAGAGATGACTGGAGGAGAAGGCATTGTGTCACCTGAAGACATGGGTGAATGGGAACAAGAAGCTGCTAAGGGGGACACTCCGCTTCACAGGAAAGTCAGAGCTTGGTTCAGAAAAATAAATCAAAAGGATAATGGCTGATTCAAGAGGGACAATAGCTGGGCTAGGTCGATTTAATCGCCCGACTCAGTCTCCGTATGCCAAGGAGTACATGAAGGGCATGCAGCAGAGTAATCTCGCTGCGGGTTCAGCACTAACAGATTTTGCCAAGAAGTTCGGAGAGATCAAAACGCAAGAGCGTAAGGCTCTTACGATGATCCCAGACGCTGACTTCTCAAGCGACCCAGCGGTATCATCTATGTTTGCCTCTGACGCCCAGGGGATTAAAGACAAAATTAACGGAGGTGTAGAGGGTGCATACAATTTCGCTGACGAGGCTGATATCCTGAGGTTTAACAATGACGTAGCTAATTTCCAGAAAGAAATAACAGAGGCTGAGACTATATATGATCAATCAATCAAGGGGTTTCAGGACTTAGAAACTGCGCACGACTACTTTGTCAAGACTGGGGCAGATCCCAGGCAGGCACCTACCGAAAACATCAAGGGTGTCGGTGAGGTTTACAACGCCAAGATTGGGATGCAAGCTTTCGACGACACGATGGCAAAAGCCTCAGCTTTGAGAGAAGGCGAGATGAAGAAGCAACCTGATGGAAGCTACGTTCTTGTAGGTAAAGGAGGTCAAAAGCTAGGTGAATACAGGTCTAAAGAGGAGTACTTCAAAGAGTTAGCTGAGCTCTCAAAGCCAGACCTCCAGCCAGTTCCTGTCATCGACGGATTGAACTTTGCCATAGAAGAAAAATGGGCTACTCAGTTTGACACTAGAAGTAAGGCTGAGTCAGCTGCGTTGACCTATGTACTAAACAACCCTGCTATCGCAGACAGAAGAGCTCGTGAAGTCATGGGGGTCTCTGAACTAGCTGAGCAAGGTGAGATGTCTGAAGAGGCTAAAGCCATGCTTGCGAAGCATCCAAACGCATCGGCTAGATTTGATTCGGTGTCTGATGCACAGCTCGCTTACGCAAAAGAGATTGTTCAGGGGTGGGAAGACCTCAAGAAAAAGGAAGCGGCACCAAAGGCTACAGCAACTCAGACTGCGAAAGCACAAGAGAAAAGAAAGAGAAAGGACGCCGCCATGGAGTCTATCAGGGTTGTGGGAGATGAAATCCAGAACGCTGTTCGTGGTGGAGGGTTGTTTGAGGCTGTTGTTGGGTCTGGTAATATAGAGCCTGGCACAACTGCCCCTGGAGAGAAAGTTACCTTCCCCTACTCGCTTGATGACAGCATTCAGGTTACCGACGAGGATGGCAATGAGCTCGACTTGAAAGTCACGCAGTTTTCTTACGATGTTTTCGGAGACAAGATTCAGCTGATAGGAACAACATCCAAGTCCAGCTCCCCTGGTCAAGCGGAAACGATCGTAGACAAAAGAGTCACGATTGACGGATCAAATATCGATCAGATCGCCAAGTTGGATCAACTCTTAAACATGGAGTACGGCGTAAAGCTAGCCGAATTATTTCGTAAATTTACATCAGGCGAATACCAGATGGCTCCAGACTTTCAGGGTCGTACTACCCAGGAAGAAATTAACGCAGCGATGGGTCGAACAACTACAAGTCCAACAGGCGGCATAGCACGATAAACAATGAACGAAAACGAACAGCTTCTAAAAGACTACGTAGCAACGTGGGATAAGTATCAGGATTGGGATACGGTCAATTCGAAGTTCCCAGAGTTTGCGGACACAGACTCTCAGATCCTTAAGGATTACGTGGCAACTTGGGAGAAGTATCAGGATTGGGATCAGGTAAACGAGAAGTTCCCAGAGTTTTTCTCTCAAAAAAAAAAGGATGGTCCATCCGAATCGGACGTCTCTCCATCTCTTGGAGCAGGAACTGAACCTGGGAGCCTAGGCTGGACCTTAACTAAGTTCTTTGGCAAGATGTCCCCCAACATGGGGATTAAGATGGGGGCCTACGAAATGGAAGCTGAGGAGAGGAGGTTGGCTGAGGCTGGACTTCTTGAGGACTTCAACAGGTATGATTTTGGTGGACTTGACGTAGACGCTATCACGAGGTCAGCTCAGATAAAGGCTGAATCTCAGGCCCCTGAAATTTATTCGGCCCTGGGGAGTGATCAAGATTTTCTGGATGGCCTTGCTCTCATAGAGAGTAAGAAGGCTGGTGACAAGATTGCCGTCGGAACTAGCTATGCAGGGTATGGAGCTGCCTACACCCCCACGCAACACCGAGGTCTGACGCAAAAGGAGATCGATGAAGAAAGAGAGAACTTCATAAAGGAGGCCTATACGAACAAATTTACGGAGTTCAATCAGGGGTCTCTTAAGGAAGAGATTTTGAGCCAGCTTACACCAGAACAGAGAGCAAACAAGGAGTTCCTCTCGATGCTGTCGGATAAGCTGTACTATCACGGAGAACTGAATGTGGACTTAGATGGTGATGGTAGATACAACGACCAACCCCTCATACAAGACATGGTCACGTCGATAGACATGAGTTTTACTGGATTGGCTCAGGGGGTTGCGCTTCCTGCTGTGATGCCTTTTCTAGACGAAGAGCAACAGAAGGCACTGTTCGATCACATGAACGATGCCGACGAAACCGCTGGAAGAACTATGACGGTAACCGAGGACGGGATTTCGGACTCTTACCTCAACGGAGATTTCGTAAACGGAACCAAGCAGCTACTTACTGGTGTTGCTGGAGCGGCTCCAAGTATTGCGCTAGGTATGACTGGCTTTGGAGGAGCTGCTGCCTTGGGTGTTAGCGGTGGTTTCAAGTCCTACGCAGAAGTGGCTTACGACGAAGAATTCACTAATGACTTGGGTAAGTATGGATATGCCATTGCTAACGGCGTAGGAGACTTTGCGTTTGCTCGGATCGGCACTTCCATCTTCAAAGGCGCTGAACAGGCAGCTTTGAAGTCTTACACGACGGCAGGGTTGGCTAGAAAGAATGGTCAGATGTTGACTATGGATATGATTAAGGGGTACGGATACAGGAAGGGGATTGCTTTTTCCTCTGAGTTCCTTGAAGAGGCGGCCACTGAACTAACGACCAGCTACTTTTCTGCGATCGGAAAGGGTGAAAAGTTTGACTTGGCCTCCGAGATTTCTGGCGTGATCGATGCTGGCCTAATCGGTGGCTTTGCTGGTGTAAGCGTTGACACAGCAGGTAATACATCTGGTAGAATTAAAGCCGCAGCAAACGCACGAGCAAACGCAGCGGCAGAGACTCAGCGTCAACTCGAAGCTCAAAAAGCACAGCTTCAAAAGAAGCTTGCTGGGTACGCGACGGGAGACCCAAGAACTCAAGATCTTCAGGCTGAGATCAGCAGAATTGATTCTGATATTGAGAGCATCGTGAGAGGAAGGCAGGACTTCTATACCATGATGAGCGTTCGTCACGAGGCTGACTTTGAGCAGATGCAGCTGCTTGACGCAGAGATTGAAAGGATGGCGTCAGCCGCCAACAAAGAAGGAGTTACTGAAGAAGAGCGTTCTGTTCTGTTGGAAAGAATGGAGGGTGTAGTCAAACAGCGTATTGAGCTGCAGCAAAAGCATATTGGCGAAGACGTATCTCTCACTGAAGAGGAGTCTGACCTGATGTTCGGGAAAGCCCTGAAGGACGGACTGTCAGCAATCGACGATGAAGTAGATAAGGCGCGTAATGCGGTCACTATGTTGAGAGATAGACTTGGAACGCAAGACCCTCCTTCTCAGTCAGCATTGGATACAGCAGAGAAAGCTTTGCAAGATGAGGTCGGTAGAAGAAAAACTGTTCAACAGTTGATGGGTGAACTTGACGCTGCTAGATCTGAAGCTAGGTCAGCAAGAGCTGAGGCCGCAACAGAGGGCGGAGACATCGAAGCCTTTAACGAGGCTATGGAAAATGTAGTGTTGCTTGAGGGAGCCCTGGCTGAAGTCGCTGGTGTTGACAGCAAGATAGTTGCAGGCCCATCTCGATTCGTAGGGGATGTGCTTGACATCAACGCTCAGATCGCAAACAGAGCCACCAGTGAGTGGACTGAGGCCAACATCGAGGCTATGCAGAACTCAGGCCTCACGAAGGAACAGGTAGAAGCAATCCTCCAGTCTGAGAACTACGCAATGGTTACGGCTGAGAACCCCAATGCAAGGGCAGTAAGCGATAAGTCTAATGAAGCCAACAACAAGAAAGCAGAGGAGTACCTAAAAAAACTAGGACTTAAATACCACAAAATTGTGGGTCGCTATGGTAACGGAGAGAACAGCTTCCTTGTGGAAGGTATGACGAGAGAGCAAGCTTCAGAGTTTGCACGTCAGTTCGATCAGGAATCAGTAGCGCACAGAGAGGGACTCGTCCTTAGAGACGGGAGCATGCAGGTGTTTGGAGAGGGAGTTGACTTTAGTGGCGACCTTGACAATTACTTCAGCGCCATCAAGGATGCCGAAGGAAATGTCGTAAGGTTTGCCAAGCCTCTTTCTGAGAAATACGTAGACAAAGAAGGCAACGAAATTACCAAGCAGGAATATGAAGGCCGCATAAAGGACCTTGAGTCAAACATGCAGGCGATTGAGAACTACATTGTAGAAAAAGTTCAAGAAGCCCAAAAAGAATCAGAGGATCAGAAGGCTACAATAGATCAGAAGAGTGGTCTCCCAGAGGGGGCCGTGACAGTGAATCCTAAAGCGGGTGTCAAGATGGGTGAGGGCGGTGTTCTCAACAAGAACGAAGCCAGAACGATTAACAATCTTTTTAAGCTGTTCCAATCTCTCTACGGGTCAGAGGCTAGAATGGTTCTCATGCCTGAGGGATCTCAATCCTATATGGGTGAGGGGAATGGTGGTTTGTTTTTCGACAAGAAGGACGGAGTTCCAACCATTTTTGTGTCAGCATCTCAAGTTAGAATCAACGCAGCTAGCGAGGCTTCTCAAGCTAAAGAGCAGGGCGCGGAATACAGAACAAAGTCATTTTCCGAGACTGTCGTAGAGGAGGTCGGGCACGCAGCTATCGGGCCAGGCTTTCAGCAGCTGACAGATACTCAGCAGCAAGCCATGGAGAGGAGAGCTTTTGAGATCGCGGGCAAGGCCAGAGATGGCGGTGCTCTACTCAACAGGCTGATCGCAAAGAAAGATACTTACACGAGCGAGGGGAAGGACCCAAGAACTGTAAGAGAAGAGGTCGTCATGGATCTCCTCTCAGCCTTGTCTGGCGGGTCTTCAAATGTAAACCTCGGTATCGCAGATAGCGTTATGAGACTCTTCAATGAGATCTTGGTGAAGGCTGGCATGGCCAAAGACATGCGCTTGAATGATCCAAAATCTATCTTCCGTGTAGCTGCACAGCTTAACGCGGCAAGAAAGACTGGTGATACATTCTCCGCCGATGTAAAGTCGAATCCAAGAGAGGAATCTAAAGCCTCTGGCATGGTGAAGCCATTAGGCCTCAAGCCTGGGGAGGACGGTAAGGTTAAGATAAAAATGCTTGAAGCTTTTTACTCTTACAAGAATGGCCTCAAGAAAGACATAGGTAGTAAGGAAGTTACGAAGGAGTTTAATGACAAGTACCACTTCATCAACTGGTGGAAGAAAGTAACTAATTCTGGCGCTGACACACACTACTCCAGATTCCAAACTGAGGATGGTAAGACCATCGACACCAGCGTAATCAACAAGAAACGCAGAGAGAGAGGTAAGCCATCTAGCGATGTTGTTAATATGTCTCTTGAGGTGTACAAAGAAAGAGTGCTTGAAGCCGAGAGGCAGGGGTTGATCGATGCAGCTGCGAAGCGCATGATGCTCAACAACTACTACAAGGTCAAGAGAAGATACAATTCGGAGAAGGATTCCTACGGACTCAACTACGAGAGCTACGTTCAGAATATGAACGACAAAGCTGAGGCGATGCTAAAGAGCGCTAGCGATAGAACAGGCGTTGACTTTAACTTCGAAGAAGATTCACCAGAGGGCAAGGCTTCCTACGCGCTTAAGCTTGACCTGAGAAAGAGAGGTCAGTACCTTTCTTTTGAAGAGAAGGCTAAGTTTATGGAGATGCGATTCGGCATTAGATATGACGCTGGAAACAAGGCTCTTACTAGAATGTTCCACTCATCTGTAGCTAAGGAGGAGTACGGTATTGACTACGACAACCAATCAGAAGGTGAAGTAATCCAGAGAACCACTGATGCCTTGACTGGTCTCATGAGATCGTACTACGGAAGCGTTGGCGAAAGAGCAAGGGTGTTTGGATCAGACCCCACTGAGTTCTTCGCTAAGGATAAAGAGCAAGCTCAGATTGACGTAGACAATATGCTGAGAGCTATGGGGGGTGTGATAGACTCCTCCCCAGAGGGCTTCCTTGCTGCTTATCAGTTTGTAAAGTCGATGACATCTGTAGGCAACAAAGCCAAGCCAAATATCGTTCTCGCAAAACAAGTGATGCTTGAGTCCGCTAGATGGAGAGATTCTGGAGGGAAGACGTATATCGACCCTAGGATAATTCAAGACATCAGAGAGGGATCTGATTCTGCTGGTTTTGATGTGAAAGGAGTTCCAGGGAAGACGAGAAAAACCATTGCTGATAATCTTGACAAACTAAACAGAGAAGTCGCTAAGTATCAGAATGAAGATGGAACCTACAAGTTAGTAGAGTTTCTTGACGCAATGAACCAGGTAGACGGAGAAAAACAAACCTCTCTGTTCCCGTCAGAAACTGGCCCGAAAAGATTCGTCGCTCAAAGAGTGTTCTCGGAAAAGGTAGGCGCATTCGCTCTCAACCTGAATGGCAACAATGACGCCATGACAATCGATAGCCACATGGGTAGAACGCTTCTCCAGTTGATGGGAAGATACAATACCATGGAGAGCGTCATGGACAGGTATAGAGAAACGCTTGCTGAGATGGTAGACATGCCAGTTCCCACGGATATATTTGAGTTAGCGGAATACGACAAGAAACTTATCGACAAAGCTGGAGAGCTTGCGATGAGATCAGAAGAACAGCTTCAGAGGAGGATTGAGCGAATGCTTGAAAACATTACTGGAGAGGACAAACCAATCCCAGTAGAGTATAAGCAGCGCAGGATTATGGAGGCTGTTATTGCTCAGTCCGCTGAAGAAATGGACATGAGTATCGCAGAGTTTACTCAGCTCTTGTTCGCTGATGGACAGGTCATGAAAGGAGCTAACGACTTTAGACCAGCTGGGTATAGCGATTTTGCTACAGCTGCGGAGCAGGCCAGGCTTGAAGAAGACATGACATTCTCTGAGCGAAGAGAGGCTAGATTGACCAGACTTATTGTTGAGGCCAACAACGTAGCTGCTGCTGAGGGTGTTAATAGAAAGAACACGAAGGATTACCTAGAGTCAGCAGAGTCAGGAGTCATAGATCCAACTATGGAAGCCAAGGCTTCAATGCAGCTGTCGCTCCCATTCAATAAGAATCAAAATGCTGAAGACTCAAATCTATACAGGAAGAGATCAGCTGAAGAAGCTCTGACTGTTAAGTCAGGAATGAGGCTTAGTGACCGAAAGGTCATGGATGCCCTTGGAACCGACGCCACTTCAAGAAGAATTTTAGGTAAGAACTCTCAAATTACTGAGGGTCAACAAGTTGGGGTTAGGCTAAACCTCAATGTCATGAAGAACACTGGGGTGCCAGTTCAGACTATGCACGACAAGAATGCGACAGGGGAAGCTCTCAAGTACGCAGCAGTCGTGACCGTGAAGAATCCTGTACTCGCTGTGAATCAGAATGCACGTCGCAAGATCCTCTCTTTCCAAGAGAACAAGTTCCCAATGGCTAGTGTCAACGGGGGGTTCCTTACGGATAAGATCTCAGAGTCCAGCTTCGACGGAGTCAAGGCGTTCTTCAATCCATTCAAGCATAACGTATTTGTAGACGCTCAGGGCCGACCAATCAAGAGCGCAGGGGAAGCCACTATCGTTGGCAACACAGTGTACCTGAGAGGAGACATTGAGTACTACGATTACAACGACCCGATTTTGAAAGAGGGTAGAACCGAGAGCGCAGAACAGAGATCGAAGAGAACTGAGCGCGGACCTAAGTACGATAAGGCTCTGAAGAGATTCAAGGCTTACTCCGAAAGAGTTCTAGGATTGCAATACGCCAACGACACAGACCTGCAGGAAGCTTATGACAATATGACCTTCACTTCTCAAGTTGCTCTTGACGAAAGCGATGCTGCATCGAGAGCTGAAGAAGCTGAAGCACGAGCCTCGGCAAGACTTATGATCAGGAGAACAGCAGGTAAAGCCGCTAGGAAGTACGGTGCTGTACGGGAGCAAATATTACAAGACCCAAGAAACTACTTCTCTAAGCAAAGCATTGCCAAAGAGAAGGAAAATCTTGGTAACATGTCTGATCAAGAGCTCATCGATATAATGACTGATGACGCTTTGGGTAGGCTGCAAAGCAGAAACGATGACATGGGAGTGCTCGCTTCTGCGGAAATGATCAAGCGTGCTGTAGCGAGAGGTGACATGGATGCCATCCCAGGAATCGTAGCTGAAGCCGCAGCCATGGGGACAACAGCGGGTAGGCTGCTTCGTCACTTCCGTGAGCTTAAGAACTCTACACCGAAGGGAATCATTGAAACTCTTAAAAAGGAAATCGAGCTTAGAGGAAGAACCCTCAACGAAGCGCAAGAGAAACAGCTTAGCGGCATAGCCTCTGAATTGTTCAGGCTTCAGGCTGAGGTAGAAGAGCTCATGAAGAAGGGTGCTCAGGGAGAAGATGTAGACGCGGAACTCAAAGCGAAAGTAGCTGAGTTAAAGGAAGCTGAGCGAACGATGGATACGTTTGCAAACAAGATGATCGAGAGGAACTGGAATGAGATCGGTTCTATGCTTATTCAGGGCAACCTGCTTACTCCTATGTCTCAGATCACAAACGTTGGAGCTAACATCATCAACGCAATCGGGCAGATCGGAGTTGATCTGGTGGCATACCCAGTAGAGAAGTTGATTAAGATCTTTGACAAGAACTCTGACCCAGTTAGACGGCCGTCTTTCTCTGCGTACATGTATGGCATTAGAAAGTTTGGCAGCGGATTCATTGAGTCGCTTAATGAGGTTGTCACTGGTCAGTCTCAAGATGTGACTGAGTGGAGAATCAACAGAGGGTTTATGCCCTTCAGGTCTTTGACGGCTGCTGTATCTAATGATGGTTTGCCGCTCATGATGGATGGAGAGCCCACGAAAATTGATAGCCAAAGGGTCAAGCTGTTTGTTCAGGGGACACTTGGTGTCCCTGCTGAGATCATGTTCAGGCTCCTGTCTGTCGGTGACACTCCATTTAGAAGAATGTTTGAAGGCATTGAGCTTTACGAGCAGGCAAACGAGCTCGGTCTAGAGGGAGAGGCTAGGGATAACTACATCAAGTACCCAGGGAAAAGAGCTCAGCAAATCGCAGAGTCTCGGGGTAGAAGAATAACCTTCCAGGAAGAGACAGTAGCCTCTAGAGCTGCTGATGAGTTTGTTGGGATACTCGAAAGACTTTTCGACGGTATACCTGGCATGGATGGTAAATTCTTGGTGAGAACCTTCATCCCTTACAGAAGAACTCCAGCAAATATCCTGTATGAAACCCTTACTTTCGCTGCCCCTCCAGTAGCTATCGCTAGGGCTTACAATGCTATGTCTAACGGAGACAGCAAGGAGGCTTCTCAGAACATTGGTAAGGCTTTGATTGGGGGAATGGCTTCCACTACCGCTATGATGCTTATCAAGGAGGGCCTGCTTAGCGGGCCAGTTGACTACGGAGATGATGAAGAAAAGAACTTGATGTATGATCAGTTCCCTCCGAATAGCATTAACGTTACTGGATTGCAAAGACTTATGAACGGTGAAGATCCAGCAAAGCAAACTGACGATTACTTCATTTCGTACAACAAGCTTGGTATTATCGGAGCCATCTTCGGCGCTGTAGCAAAGGGAACATCAAAGCAAGAACTAATCGAGCGTGGAGATCAACCTCTAGTTACACATACTATAGCTGACGCATTTGGATTGAGAGCATTCTCAACCATGTCTCACATGATGGATCAGAGCTTCCTTCAGGGTGTGCAGGGATTGACTGGTATCTTGTCTGCGGCCACAGAGTCTGAGTGGGAGAGGGCAGCTGAGAATTGGTTTAAGAGCGTGTGGCAGGCAACGACAGCCACAGCTCTTCCTAACACAATGTCAGCTCTTTACAGGTCTCACAGGGAATATCTTCCAGACACAAGGGTGACCAAAGACATGGATGTCATGGAGAGGTTGTGGACCAAGGCCAAGTACACAGTTATGGACAGGACGTTTGGCTTGAGCGATGTGCCAGTAAGAGTAGACTGGAAAGGTAATCCGATCAAACAGACTCCAAGGGGTGCGAATGGGTACATGTATCAGCTGTTTGACATCACAAAGGCTAGGCAGGGTCAAGCAGATCCAGTCTCTAATGAGATGTACAGGCTGTTCGAACAAACGGAAGAGTTGCCTAGAGCTCTGGGTACGCCAAGATTTGCAAGCACATCTCAGGTAAGTGTTCCAGATGTAATCAGCAGAAAGGACAAGTACAGAGCTCAAAGAAGCGGAGTTGATTTTTCCTGGATGGACGACGAAGAGTTCATGAAAGAGAAGATTAGACTCAATGTGGAACAGATCAACCGCATGATGGCGGTGGCAGGTAAGGCTAGATACAAGGAGCTCGAAGACCTTATCAACGCAAACAAGTACGTCAAGGCGACGGACGAAGAGAAGATAGATATGATGGACGACCTCAACAGAGGGTACTCAAGAGCGTGGTCCTACGACGGAAACAGACTCGCTCCCCACACAGTGGAGCTTTGTAGAATTCTAAACGAGATTTATGAAGGAAGGAAGAAAGAAGATTAAGAATACGAAGCTTGGGGCTTGGCTTAAAGAAAAGGCGCCAGGAGTACTCAGCACCGTAGGGGATCTGCTACCAGATAGCGGAGCCCTCGGTGTGGTTAAAAACCTGCTCGACAAAGAGCCAGGTGTAGATCCAGCCGAAGCTAAAGCAATGTTGGATGCTGAGGTTGCTTACCAGAAGGAAGTGTCTAGAAGGTGGGAGGCTGACATGAGCAGCGATGTAAAGCTCGCAAAACTCATTAGACCAGTCACTTTGATCTGCCTTATGGTGATGTTTATGGCGACTATGATAGCGGATTCCATTGATAATCTGCCATTTAACGTCAAAGATTCTTATGTATCTTTGCTTGAAATCCTTATGTTGACAGCCTTCGGCGCTTACTTCGCTGGAAGAACTATAGAAAAAGCTAGGAAATAATGCTTGATAACCTGAGTCACTTTGAGTTTCTAACCGTAGCTGGTGCCCTTGTAATGGGGTGGATCAAGTTTCAGGCCGACTACAACAAGCTTAGTTCTAGAGTACAAGCTCTCGAAGCAGACAACGCAGAGTTCAAGGACGACGTCAAGCAACTGCTCAAGGATATCCAAGAGATAAAGCTACTTCTGGCTAAGAACCAGATGCAATAAGGGCCGACCGCAATTAAGCAGCCGACCCTAGTAGCGAAGTTCCACAGCAATTATCCCTGTGTAACGTTGCAAATATAAGCACTACGCCTCACACACTGCGCAATTTAAGATATCTCTACCAACAGCTTGCGCCTGGTTGACACCGCGTTGATAGTACAGGGTCTTGATACCCAGCTCCCAAGCCTTGATAACCAGTTGATTGATGTCCTTCAAGGGTACCTCGTCGCTGATCATGACGTTAAGTGACTGACCTTGATCAATGTACTTCTGGCGATCTGCAGCTTGCTGCACAACCTCCATCTGAGAGATCTCAGCAAACGTCTTGAATACATCCTTCTCGTCCTGTGTAAGGAAGTCTAGATGCTGTACTGATCCACCCTTCATCATGATGTCCTTCCATGTGGCTGCATCATCCTTACCCTTCTCGGCAAGTAGGTCTTTGAGGTATGGGTTCTTGTATGTGAACTTACCCTTAGCCAAATCCTTTGTGAAGTAGTTAGACTGCAGTGGCTCAATAGACGGAGACACCTGACCGAGGATGAACGAGGAAGAGGTAGTGGGGGCTACTGCCATGCGTGTGCTATGACGTAAGCCATAACCCTTGAGTACCTCTGGCTCACCACCCATCAATGCCAACGCCTGACTCATCTTGTCAGATGAATCTTGGATGGATCGGAAGATGGACCTGTTCAGGCCACGAGCCATGACGCTCTCGAATGGGATGCCCTTGCTCTGCAGGTACGAGTGGTACCCAAGCACTCCGATACCGATGGACCTGTGCTCCTCCGCAAAACGAACAGCCTTCTCCATGAACGGTAGATCCTTAGCCTTGTCTACGAACTCAGTGTATACTGCGTCAAGAAAGGCTGTCATGATCTGCACAGCGTCAGTTCCCTTCCAGTCGTCGTAGTGCAACGCATTCATCGAAGACAAGCAGCACACGAAAGACTTGGTGTCGTCAGTGTACTCCATGATCTCAGCGCACAACTGTGAGTGCTTAATCTCCATACCCTTATCTACGTAGTAGTCTGGGCGATCTTTGTTCACGTTGTCACGGAAGAAGATGTATGGGTAACCTGTCTCACTGCGCTTCTTGTGGATCTTGGCCATGATAGAGCGCTTCTCTTGGTCGCCACGGACCATGTCCTTCATCCAGTCGTCTCCGATGCACACTGCAAACGACACGTCCTGAATGGGATGCCCCTCGCTGCGGATCTGCAAGAACTCCTCGATGTCTGGGTGTTCTACGTCTAGGTATGCAGCCCAGCTACCACGACGAACCTTACCCTGCGAGATGATGTTAGTCGTTGTGTTGAACAACTCCATCATGGACACTGCTCCGTTAGTCTCTCCGCCTGTGCTAATCTTAGCGCCACGAGGACGCAGGTTACCGAAGTACGTAGCCGTACCTCCACCCACTTTACTCATGGCTCCAATCTCTGCAGCACCACGCAAGATGTCGAACGTATCGTCCTGAACTGTGGTCCCGAAGCACGAGATAGGCAGGCCTTTGTTCTTGCCGAAGTTCACCCACACTGGGGTGCTCAGACTAAACCATCCACGGCTCATGTAGTCGTAGAACGTATCGGCGAAGTTGTCGAACGCCCCTTCCATTGTCTTCTCAAGGATCGCCTCTGCGTGATCGGCAATCTCTCTCACCCTCTCTTCGACCGTCTGGCCAGGGTCGAGGTAGCCCTTCTCCATAAATTGTCGGGTCTCTTCTGTGACCCAGTAAAACTCTTTCATTAAAATAATTCTTCTGCGGTGAAACTCTTGGTGCTCTTTGCGTAGTCGATGGGCTTCTTGTGGAAGAAGTCAGACAGGGCAGAAGCATACACCTCCTCATCCATCCATGCTGTCACCTCTAGCTCGTCTTGGTTCACGGGGAACTCAAAGGCAAAGCCGATGCGACGCATGCTCTCGTTCACACGATTCTTCAAGTAGTTGTTTAAGATAGACTCGCTAAGGAACTCATTATCAAAACCTTGCAAGATCCACTTAATCAATCCGCTCTCTGCGTCGAGGGCTACTTGCGCCTCTTCCAAGATGCGTGACTCCAGGTCAGCGTCGAACAACTCAGGGTGCTCAGCTCGGATCTGATTGACCAGAGCCATGCCTCCCTCTGCGTGCAGATTCTCTTCTTTGCTCGTGTACTGCACAACGTTAGCCGTGTCCTTGAGAACAGCCTTGAATCTATTGAATCCAAGGATGGTGTAGAACTGGCTGAACAGTGACACGTTCTCAGTGAAGAGGGTAAAGAGGATGAGACTGTACAGGAACTGCTTACGATCGTCTTCGTATACGCGATCAACGTACTTGTTGAGATAGTTAACGCGGTTCAGTACAGGCTCATTCTCCAGGAGCGTCTTGAACTCGTCCTCCAATCCGAGCTTCGTCAGGATCTCTGAGTAGGCACGGGAATGGACTACTTCAACGCCTCCAAATACAGCCCCCATGTCCGCAATCTCTGGCTTAGGCAGATGCTTACCAATGTTCGACCAGTATGACTTCACTGCCACTTCAACCTGCGAGATGAGAAGGATGGCGCGTTTGATCACATCGCGCTCCTGCTCGGTCAGGCTCGTATGGTAGTCCTGAACGTCAGCCTTGAAGTTAAATTCATTGTGAGTCCAGTGGCTTGCCCACATCGCGTTGATGAGTGGGTCAGTGATTTCAGAATAGTCGAAGGGCTTGTAGCTCAGCCTCTTCTCAAAGATTGAGGTAGTCATGGAGGTAGTAAAAAGGTTGATGAAAGGACCTACAAGATACTCAATAATCCGTCTCGTAGCCCCACACTCGGTAGGACTCTAAACACTTGAGGTCGTGTAAGTTGAGTTTTGTGATGACATCTTCACGGTCTTTGCGACTGTACTTTTTTCGGTACGCATGTCTCTTGTCCGTAACAAATTCATCGATGACATTCTTCTCACACCAGAATGCCAACTCTTGTCTGTCGACAATGGCAAACCCACCCTCTTCGGGTATGTCGAATGCGATGATGTGCGCGTTGCCATACATCCATCCTGGGTTTCCCCTAACGTTTTTGAATTCACACCAGATTTCGTCTGGTAGATTGTTTCCCTTGACATCAACTGCGTGCTTCCTGTCTGTGTACAGGAGCCAGTAATCGATGTGCTTGTGCATATCTTCCTTGCGGCTGGCCTTCACGACCTCAAACCCAAGTTTCTCTGCGGCCCTCTTGAACCTCACCTCTGCCATTCTGCCAGTGGAGTTAGAATAACTCCTCCTGCTCTGGCTTTGCATTTGCTTCCCAGTATTCGTATGATGAATCTCTTGCTAAACTTGCTTCGTGCCTCAGCTTTGATATCATAGAGTCAATGACTCTTGATACCTCCCCAGGGTCCTCCTTAGGTTTGCCGTCTGAGGTGTAGAGGTCTTCGCTGTAGTTAGTTATGACCTCATACATCCTCTCGATAGCTACCCCGTAGGCAGTACCTAGGGCTTCGATTGGAATCTTCTTGTTCATTTTGATTTGATTATTTGGATGGCTTCTTCAATTTGTTGCCTGTTACGGCAGATGAATAACATCGGGAGTGGCTCACCAAGTTTCATTAGGTAGTCCATGAACAGCTTCCACCGCATGGGGAAGTCATGGTGTGAATGGATGTACCCTTTGGTCTCGATGATCCAGCTCCCATCCTTTGCTACGAAGTCAGGGGTGTATCTGATTGGAAGAACCACCTTGCCAGTCTTGTCAATCAGACTCTTTGATTTTGGAGTCATCTTGAAATAAGTCTGTGGGTAGTTAAACTTGGGGAGGATCTCGTACTCACGTTCCTCGTAGGCAAAACTTAGCCCCGATTCAGCGAGAAGATTCCCACATGTCTTTTCCAATCCGCTCTTGTACTTCCCTAAATCCCTTTTCTTAGCGGACTTCCTCTTCGTAGTTCCTTTCCTTTGTCGCTTCACTCTGCGAAGTTACAGCGGAATCTTGGAAAAAGAACTCGTTAGAGGGCATATTAAACCGCTTGTACTTATCAAACTCTTTATCAATGCTTTGAAATAGCTCACTACCTGTCGTATTGATACGGAAGGCTGTGTGAGAAGTATTCATTGTAAAGGTGATTGGGTCGTCGATAGGGGTAGGCTGTCCACCTGTCTCCGTCTCACGGACCTTACGGATATGCAACTCAGTAGTTTTCTTGATGTTGTGGTCTGGGGCCTGCACCTTGCGATGAACCGTCATGAAGCAGTCAGCTCGGTTGACGAACTTACCGCCACCCTCGGTGTCCTCTGCGTATGGTGCAACAGGCAACCCGTCGTCACCCTTGCGTCGTTGCGCCTCAGTCACAGCGTGCATGTTCAACCACACAGCTACGTCATTGGAGTTAGAGAAAGTCAAGAACTCTGAAGCCGCTTGGTAGTGGTAGTCATGAGAGTTACCATTGCCACTGAGCTCAATCTTAAGGCTGTTGTAGGGGTCAACAAACACAGCGTCGCACTCCTGTTGCCTTACGATCTTCTCAAGGAAGACTATGATATCAGAGTAAGAGTACACTTGGTTGTTACTAATGACAGTGAAGTGCTCGTTCACCCACTTGTAAGCATCCTTGCGTTGGTCGTAGGTCATGTCACCGATCTTCCTGTTGACTGCGAACTGCATGAGAGACATCTTCAATGATGCGGTTCTGTTCTCCGAAGAGTACACCACCCACCTCCATCCGTGCCTCACAGCTGAGTTCACCATCATGTACAAGGCGAACGTAGTCTTACCCACGTTGGAGTGCCCGTTCATAATCATGAACTCCTTCTTGTAACGGAAGTGCTGGTCAAGCTTTGCGTCGCCAGTGTCCAGACCCACAGGGATCTTTCCGTTGGCGAAGTCGTCGATCCACCTGAAGTCCTCGTCGTCAGAAGAAATGAAGGACATGTCTCCATCGTTGATGAGCAGATCACGCTGGGCGTCTTGCTCGTTGTCAATGACCTCTCGGATTGGCATGTTCTTACCTACCTCGATGGCTTGACGGATGGTTTGCATGGCCGCCTGCTCGCTATCGATGTCACGCTTGCAGATCTCACGAAACAGAACTCGCACAGCCTCCTCTTCTTCAATACGACCTGCTGAGATGTAACCACCTACCAGCTTGGACGCCTTAAGTAGAGCCGCATGCTTCTCTCCGTCGTCTGACTGACGGATCATTCGTGCCGCGAGGTTGAGCTTCATGTAGTCTGTGAACTCCCCCACCTTCGCCTCCTGCACTTGCTCACTACGCTCTGTTGCGAACGCACCAAACTTCTTGGCCTCGGGGTTTATGATGAGGTCAGGATCGTAAGACTCGAAGCAAGCTCGTGACTCGTTGATGCCAGACTCGTCTACCTCTAGGTCGTACTGCTTGTGGAAGTACGTCCGAAGCGCACGAAAGTGATCTCTGTGACGCTCAGGGTTGGTGACTCGGACTAGAGCTTTGAGCCCATCACCACTCGGTGAAACCCAGCAGCTGTAGACGTGAGCATCCGTAGCCAGAGCGCTCTTGGCCTGAGCAACGTCAATGTGATCGAAGTCCAGAACAAGAATTCCGCTGTGCTCGAATAGAGCATCATCTGAGCGCGATGCAAACTCACCGCTGAAGCATACGACAGGAAGTTTCTTCTTCGAGCTCTTGTCTCCAGATCGTACCGCATCAATCGTAGTTTTCGACTGGCCCGTCTTGATTCTGTCGAGGGCAGTCGTGACGTTCACATGGTGTGGCGCGTTCTTGTCGAAGACGTCTTTGAAGAAGGTCACTTTCATTGTATTCGTATTCAAGGATTAGTTCTAAGTAGTGAATGGCTTTGATGATATCCTCCGCCCCATTCTTTTGGCGGTGTCGGCACAGGTACTTGATGACATTGCCTTCTATGAATCCGAGCTTGTTCTTGAAGATGAACTCGGTGGGTTGGATCGCCATGTCGTAGTGATCACCACCCTCTTGTCTATTTGATGGTTTCATATTGCGCTGCTGTTTACTTTACCTACTGCTTTCTTCGAGCGTATCTGTCGGATCATAATTGACTTGATGCCCTTGTATGTTTTTCCGTACAGCTCGGTCTCTAATCTGTCCATGGTCTTGATGTCCTTGGACATGATGTCTGCAGGTTTGTCGTACCTACTGACAATCCATACAACTCTATCCAGTATGCGCTTCCCCTTCTTGTAGGAGATGTCCGCTGTCATTGAGTAGATGTTCGGGAGATTTTCATTGCCCATTTCTTTTTCAGTTTGTCAGCGATCCATTGCATCGACACCTTCTTTCCCATCACATCCCTGCAATCTTCTCTGGTGAGTACAACTGTGTTGTCACCCTTCTTGTTGGGGATGAACAGACACAGGAACTTCTCTGTGAAGGTTGGGATGTAGACGTTGAATTCGGAATCGTAGTCGTTCATGACGCAATGAAATGTGAGGTTGACGTTGTCTTTACTTCCGCAGAAAGAGAAGGGACCGAGAAACTTTACGTCTCTCAGCCCCCACTCCATGGCTGCGTAGAGCCCTACTGGTTTAGAAGGGCAGGTCCGCAGACTCCTGCTCTGCATTAGCTGCTTGTTTTTGTTGACGCTTTTCCTTGGCCGCTTCGCTGTTCGGGTTGAACACGCGGGCACAAGCTTTGCCGTTCTTGCTCATGAAGAGAGTCACGTACACGTTGCCGCCACGACCTTCTTCGTCACGCTTGGTGACGTACTGGTCGAGCATGTCTTTGAGTTCGTGATCCTTGAGACGGACGTTCCAAGAGATAAGCTCTCCTGCGTCATTGAACTTGGGGTCATCGGCCCAGCCGACGAGAACTGAATCATACTTTTGATCGCTCATTGTAAAATAAAATTTAGTAAGTGTGAAAAAATTGTCATTGCGCAAATGTAGCCTCCAGTGAGTAGTAAGCCACACATTGCTCTGTTAAACTTTGAATTGTACATAGTCTTGTTCTGGTGTTTTGTTGCCCTGGAGGAAGCCTTCGATGCGCTCGATGGCGTCATTGAATTTCATTTCACCAGCGAACAATGTTTCATCGGAACACTCCACCACTGCAGGTAGATAGGGGTACGTCTTCTCTTGCACAAGCCAGTAGAACTTGTTGACACCAAACACCTTGCAGTAGATGTAAGCTTGGATGTCGTATGAGAAATCACGTACACTATAACGGAACTTGTCAACAGCCTTCGTAGACTTGGAGTCGACGATGAATCCATCACCGAGGCAGTCTAGAAAACCTTTGACCTTGATAGGGCCGAGCATCTCGTTGAACTCTACTTGGTAGTTGCCTGAGGACAGGAGGCTGTCCACCAGACCGCAACGTTCGAGTCTATCGATCATCTCGTTCGCCATCTTCCAATCAGCAGGTGAGCAAAGCTCCTTGCCTTGCTTGCCCGCCTCTTCAATGAGAGCTGCTTGCATCTCCTTGAACTCCTTCGTCAATTTTGGACGCTTTGACGCACGGGTTTTGTCCGAGCATCTGTCAAGGATAGCATCATCTGATACTACTGAGTAGGTATCAAACGCTTTCTCACGTTCGAATAGAAGCATGTCGTAGAGTGTACCGAAGGTCAGTGCGTGTGACTGGAACTTCAGTTCACCTTTCATGTACTGGTCGAACTTCGCCATGTCGGTGAGAGCCACCTTCAATGACGAGTACGACAGGTGCGGCTTGTTGTACCGCTCTTGTAGTGCTTGAGGGATATCAATCATTCAAGTACCTATGAACCGTGGACTTAGGAATCCAAGTGCGACGGGAGATTTCACGAATCGTCATGCCCTTCTTTCGGAGGGTGCGTACTTGCCTAATCTGGCTTGCGTACTTCATGCGATTGTTCTGCGCCTCCCTGCGCTCCTGCAGCTCAAGGTAGATACCTGAGACTGCAAGAACCGCGAGGACTCCTGAGATGAATCCGAGCAACATCATCGCACAAACTTCTTAAGACCCGCCATTTGCTTTTCGCTGAGCTGGTCGCCATACTTAGTGACGATGCTGTCGAAAGCTTTCTGCTTGTTTGTCTGTGACTTGATGTACGTCACGGCTTTGTCCATGATGTTTTCAGTCGGAACACTGGCGCTCGTTTCTTGCTTGGCAATGGCGTCTTGGACTTCATTAGCTGACGCAATAGACGCGTCGATTCCGATTCCGAGAATTGCCAGTGCGCGACCGACGGCTGATGTTTCACAGTTTTCGACATAGCTAGTTTTGTTGATGTTGGACGAACCTTTTTCCTCGTGAGCATGCCCTTGCGCTACGATCTGACCCTCGGGGGTCGTGATTGTACATAGGCACAAGCATTGCTCTGAGTCAAGCACAGGGAACTCCGTAAGGATGCCCCAGTTCTTGTACTGCTCCTCTTGTCGGAAGAACTTGATGCGCTCGTTGACTTCAACGTACTGCTTGCCACGAATGTTCGTGGTCTTGAACTTGTAATTAGACATTTAATTTAGATTGAATTGATTTCTTCTCTTTGACCATCTCCCGAATCATCTTGTCGATGTATGCAATGCGGTCAAGCTTTGCGGTCTCGCTGAAGTATGAATCGACGATGTACTGCGCAGTCTCAAAGAACGTATCATACCCATCCCACGCAACCATATTGTCGTCATGTGTCCGTTTGTAGTGTATGATGGTCGTTCTGTCCTTATCCAATACATCTGAGGTGAGGGAGTCACCGATGTGCTTGGTAAGTGCTACCCCAAATGCGATACGAGGTTGCGTATGCTTGAGGTGTCTCGCTTTCGAATCGAACTCTATACCTATCGTTTTGAAGTATAGATTCAGGGCATCACGCCCGTTGTCGATAAGGGTTAGTGGATTTGAATTCAAAGTTAGTGAATTAGTTGCTGTTAAACGAATTTTCCATGGACTTTTTCTCGAATGTTTGAGTGGATGTCAGCGTAGACCTGCATCGCAAGCATCACAGTCTCCATCTTCTCAGACAGATCGTGTAGCGCACCCTCCATGTCAAGCGGAGTGTACGTCTTGCGGGAGGCGTACTGCGGAATCACCATCTCATTGGCGTTCTTGCAGTGCTCGATGAACTCACCGAGTCCTGCGCTGACAGGCATCTTGGACCATTCAAGAACGTCGAACTCAATGATGTCCTCCATCGCAAACATACGGGCTAGAGTGACAGCCTTTGAGTCGAAGTCAAACTCGCTGTTGATGTACTTGATAGCTTCTTCGTTGGTCATTTGGGGTACAGGTCTGGGTTTATTCTCATACCCTCCTCAGTTACCACTACGAAGGGTTCGCTGTGAGTACAGCGCTTCCATGCCAGTTCCAAGCTTGGCGTTACTAAGATACCCCCGTTGCGGAAGTACCCGTAGATAGGTTGACTTTCAATATCCATACTCTTTTGCGGCTTTGTACGCTTCAAACATTTTGTAACCGAGTTTCTCGTAATTCGGCTGAGCGTAGGATTTGCGTCGCGTCTGCGAATCTTCCCATTGTTCGTACTCGGTGACGAACACACCCAATAGTATTTCTGCTTGCTTATTCTTCATAGGCATCTGATTGTTTTAGTTTAAGTCTCATCTTAGCCTCCCAATCCCTGACCATGCAGTCAAGAATCATCTTGTCGTTGGGGGAAGCTGTCTCTTCGAACCTTTGTAGGCGGGCTTCTATCTCTTGCCATTTCTTTTCTAAATACTCGTCGGTCATTGCTTGGGGTTTCTTGAGAACGTGTAGGTGTCGTTGCCGATTGTGAATGTGAAGGAGAATTCTTCGTTGCTTGTTGGTGCTTGCATCTGCTTTGGTGCTTGAGGGGTTGGTTTGGGTGCTTGTACTGGCGTGGGTGTTGACACGACTCCTGTTTGCGACTTCACTTTGGTTCGCTTCCTTCCGTTAATTGCCCTGTCCACAGTGGCGGGGCTACACCCAACTGCTTTTGCAATGGCACGATGTGTCACTCCTTTGTCTTTGAGATTCCTGATTTTTTCGTCGCGCTCTTGTCGCGCTCTGTTTTCGTCTGCGTTTCTGATGTTCATTTCTTCTGCGTGTTTAATTATTTTTTTGATTTGATTCTTACTGATTCGGTACACTCGTTCGATTTCCTCGATGCTTGCACCGCGATGGAAGTACATACGTCTCACGCCTGTATCTACATCTACCGCTGATATTTTTGTCGTGTATTTCATGATTCTTGGTCATCTACTCCGTGGACTCGGCACTCGAACTTGTTGTCTGCACACAGGTTCTTAAGTGCATTAACGACAGCATCTTCGGAGTAGTCCCCGCACTTGCCGCGCATCCAGTCAAGGTCGAGTTCGTCGTCGAGGTCGATGAGCTTGTCGAATGACACCTCGAATCCACCGACATACTCCCTCTCTTCGATGTTAATTGTCTGCCCTTCAAGCTCTGTACATGCGGCCTCCACCCCGTGCTGCACACCCTCACGGAAGATGGCGATGGCTACTGCCTTGGGGATGACGGGCATAGTGGGTTTCTCGGGCTGTTCAAGGGCGTTGACCTCTGCCTTCAGTCGTTCGTTCTCATCACGTAAGTACTTGACGTTCTTCTCCAACATCTCCCGCTCCTCTTCGAGGGCGGCCTCCCGCCCTGTCTGTTCGGATGATTGTTTCTTGGCCATCTCTTGGCGGAACTCCATCGACTCGATGGTTTTGTTGGCTGATGAGATAGCGTTCTCTGCATAGCGGATGGCCGCTTCAAGCTCTTGTTTGGATTCTTGTACTGAATTCATGAGTCGTTATGGTTGATTAGTGTGAGTTGAATTTCGGATTCGTGATTGTTGTGTAGCGGGTCGAGGAACACTGCATCTACATAGAAGTCGTAGCAGTCTTCGTATGCTGTCGTGTCATGCACCATGATGACAACTGGGTCGTCGTCTTTGCAGTCAGACAGGCTGTCGATTAGTTCTTTTTTAGTCATTGTTCTTGGGTTTGGGGATACGGAAAGCGTGCATGGTGTAGTCGTCGACGTCGATGAAAGCGTGGTTGCGGTAGTACACAGCAGAGATGAACTCCGTCAGTTGGTACATGTTGGCCTCATGGCAAGAGTACTTGCCTGTGTTGTCCATCACGTCAGACGATACACGAGCCACCAAGGACATACACAAGGGGAAGTAGTCCCATGCTTGGGTGGTATCCTGTTGGTCCCACGTCAGCCACATG